TATTTTTTCTAATTTACCTTGATTATATTTGCCCAAAATTGTATGCGTTACAGAATCCAGTAAAATATTTTCTTTTGTTTTATAGTACAAAACAGAATTTATGTAAACTTCTACTACTTCTATAGTATCATCTAATTCAGTACCTTTCTCTTCTAATATTTCCCCCTTTTTAGGTCTACCCCTTCCTCTCTTTATAGGATTATTATTATTTGAAGAATGCATGATCGGGTGATCTAGATTTTTTTTTGTCAAACGCTCGACTACTTCACTGATATCATATCCCATCTTTTGTACAAATTTGTTATAATCAAGCTCTTTTTTACCATCAGGAGTTTTAAATTCACCAAGTTTTGAATTGCTTCTATTATAAATATCTCCATATTTTAATTTTGTACATGATTTACATATTCTATCATCCGTAATGTTATTACACTGTGTATAAAGACCATGATTAAATACGACTGCCTTGCAACATTCAGGATTTATTTTTCCACAAAATGGTAATATAATGTTACTATTTATATTTGAATTACTTTCAAGAAAACTTACTAATTCAAAATTATTTATATTATAATAATCTGATATCATGTTTATCGCATCATTAATTTTCATAATTATTATATTAAATAAAATTGATTTATATTTTTTCAATTTTATTTTGAATAAATGCAGTAACAACATGAAAGAATTTTATTGCTATGTGTGTAAAGATAATATAGAACACGATGTATATATGGCTCATGATTTGGCATTTTGTTGTAATACACATAGAGATTTGTATTTGCGCAAATCAAGTAAATACAAAGATCATGTAAATAAAAGTAATATGGTAAAAAACAATATTAATACGAATATTTATGAAACGATTAAAAAATATAATAGAGATAATTATGAGGAAAAAAAAACTAGAACATGTAGTATTATATACGATTATTTACAATATATTAAATAATTTTAATCACGCCGTCCTCAATATTATATTTTGCATATATTTCAGGATTTACTTTATTATTTAACACATCCTCCGTTACATATACATTTCCAATATTATCTATATAATATAAAATACCATTAATATCTGTTAGTGTAACCTCTAATTTTTTTATATCGTCACATACTTCACATGAAATAATGCCATGTGGTCTATTTTTGTCATGTGTTCCACAAAATTCATTGCCATCTTTACGTTTTCTAGTACACTGTTCACCACATGCCCTTTTTGCCTTGCATCTTGAGTATTGGGGAACATGTGTTTTAACACGTTTTCTTTTCATAAAATCTTCTTTTGTTAATTGCAATCCATCAAAATCATAAACAAATTCAAGTAATTCTCCTCTTGTTTTAGAGTTAATATCATCACATGTATCTACCCAATCTTTAATACTATGTTTAAAATTTTCAATATAACAAGAAACTTTATCAGATAATTTTTTTTCCATTAATCAAGAATTTTGTAATAAATTATTTATTAGAAAATTTATATATTTAAATCAATTTTAAATATATTTAAAAATATTTAAGTTAAAAAAATTGATTAAAAATTAATATTAATATTCAAATAAAAACATGAGAACACTACTACTAAAAAAATTTAATTATGACATTGCTAATTACATATATTCTATTTATATAAATGATTATATAAATTATAAATTATATGGAAAAATGATTCATCTTGAAACGGTAACAAGATCATTTATAAAAAAATATAATTATACACATGTTGAAAAAGTTTATATTAATGATTATTTAGTTATAAATAATATTCTACTTTCAAGTAATTCAGTATTTAACTATTACAAAATTATTAAAACATGTACTATAGACAAACATTTCAAATTACTATTCAATAATTTAAAGGAATTATTAATTAATACTAGTCATGTAATTAAAAAAAATACAATCAATGAATTACATACTCCTACTGCAAATTATGGTATAATTATATCAAATAAAATAGATAAAATTATAGAAAAATTTTAATTATAAAAAAAATAATCTAGAAAAGTACTCATGCAATTTTTAGAATGTATATTTTTTAAATACCATTCTCTACAATTTTTTGACATTTTTTCCCATTCTTCTGGTGAAATGTTATTTAATTTATTAACTAATTCATCTGGTTGATTTATCTTTATATAATGAACATACGGGATCGGCGGATCCATATATGAAGTAATATTTACTTCCGAAGTAATTATAGGAACTGTACCAAGTCCCATTAATTCAACCTCACGATGACATTTTGAACCATAACCCCTTAAACATAGCCCATATTTAGAATCGGATAACATAGATAAATATTCCTCCTGTGTAAATTTGTGTTGTGTTCCATGTGTACAATGATACACTTCTATTACACTATTCCATGAAGTATTTTTTCTGAAATTATTTTGTACACTATTTTCAATATTCCCAATAAATATAGAATTCACCGAGCGTTCATTATATAATTTTCGAGGGACATTATTTATAAAATTTTCATAAAAAAATGGTCTTCTCGGCCAAAATATCCAAGGAGAAACATTTAAATAATTAGATAATTGATGTCCTTCAATATTAACATCACAATTACCCATAAGAATATTTGAATAATTTAATATATCTTTAGAAAACCACTCACCCGTAGGTCTATCATATAGTATGGTATGATTGCCTAATAAACAATAATTATTATCAATAAGAGAAATATCAACATCATAGTTGTTTTTTTTAATTAGTAACGCTAACTCTCTAAAGCTATCATTTTTATGATTCCATATTCCAATACGGGGTTGTTTGGGTATATATAAATACCATTTTTTAGTTTTAATTCTATCAATAATTAATAACTCTCTATATTTTTTTAGTTTAATAAGAGCATTAATAAAAATATTATTTATTTGTGAAAATCTATTATCGGTAAAATGTGTATGTAAAAAAATCAATGGTTTTGAATTTATACATATATCTTCATCATTAATGGAAATTTTATTAATTTCTAAATTTATATTTTCTCCTACAATTATACGCCATGGCATATAATTTATTTCTTCACCAAATTCTTGAAAAGAATATTTTTTCACCAAATCTTCAATAGATGCTTGATCATGATATCTTGATGTTTTTGTAAATTCTATCCAATCATCAGGTACATTTTTATGTCGTGTCCACAAGCAACCACCATTATAATATCCAACTTCATCAGTATTCGATTTTTTTGTAAAATGAGGCGAAACACCAATTTCTTTTGTTTTATCTATAATATTAATTGATTTAAATATAATAATATCACTATCCAAAAACATAGTATCATCTTCATTATTTAATGCATATTTAATTACTTCTGCTTTTTGCATCTGAAATTCATCCCATATACCTTCAATAACCATATTTTGTCTGTTTTTATTGGAATATTTATTAAGACATTCATTTAAAATTAAATTTAATTTTATTTTTGGAATCATATTATTCAATTCATTTAAAGTCATTAGATCTACAAATCCATATACATTTATATTTGGATGGTATAGTGATAAACTAAATAACATACCTATCAATTCGTGACATGAATTAAACGTCGAAATAAAGCAAAAACTATTCGGTGTAGACATTTTGATAATATTTAAAGAAGTTTTATATTTAAATATTATTAATTCTAAATAAGTTAAAGGACGATATTTAATATACTTGCTGTATATGACAATATAGTATCATAATTCAAGTGTTTTTTAATAAATTCACTATTATTTTTTATTGTTTGCATTTGTTTTTCAATAGGTTCTGTTGTTTGTAATTTTTTAAACATATCATCTAGTTCATCTAATGTTTCTATAGCATAATAATTTTGTTTATCTTTAAGTAAATAATAATAAAACTCTTCATATAATGATTTTTTTTTTATAATAACCGAGTTTGATGATAACAATAATCTCATGCGATCACTAATAGAATGACCACTATCTATATATAAAAGATATTTATAATTCAATGCATTTTCATATGGAACAAAGGTAGTCGTTAATAAATTATGTTTATAATAATACTGTTTTAATTGTTCTGTCATTTTTTTGACATTATCTTCTTCACAGTATATTACTCCTTTATATTTATCAGGTTCATTAATACATTTTTCATAATATTCTCGTCTAACAAGTTTAGCAACTGCACCTGCAAAATAAACTTTATTTAATTTATTTTTATATTCATGGTGCTTTCCCAATTCAAACAAATATTCACTTTGTTCTTCGAAATTATTAAATTGTTTATTTTCACTAATTATTATATCATCATTTAAAAATCTAAAATTAGGTAATAAAAAATATTTGGAATTAATTTCTCTGCAAAAATTAAACATCCCCTGTTTTGGTATATCACCTATATTTATATTTATTATTCCGTCTTTTATTTTGTATTGTTTTAAAGTATCTTCTATTAGTTTAATATAATTTTCTTTTCTCCGTGGATAAAAAAATCCTCGATGACTTTGTAAAACTTCTTTAATTTCATTATCTTTTAAAATAATTGTTAAAATACATGTATCAATATGATGTAATTTAATTTTAGAAAATTGATCTTTAAATTCATATTGCTGGTCTAAAATTTCTTTAAAAACAGAACCACCCAAATTTGTTTTATAATCTATGTTTCCCTCTGTTTCTACTGACATTTTAAGTATTATAATTAATTAATTGTATTTAAATTATTATTTTAATAGTATGTTTATACTATTTTATTATTATATTTCTTTGTTAAAATATGTAATACTAATCTTTCACAATTACATACTAATATTCTCGATGTTGGGTCATTCTTTATTTTATATTTATCAAATAAATTTAAGACCTTTTGATATATACTATATGGTACATTTTTAATTATATCTTTTTTTACACTTATCCAATTTCCAGCAACCCATGCAAAATTTTTTTTATATTCTTCATTAAAAATTTCTTCATATAGTTTTTTAAATGATATATTAAAATCTAATAATTTTTCATTATAATCTGGCAAATCATATCTTTTTCTAAAAAAATAAATATCATTTGTATTAATATAATTTTCAAAATCTGAATATGTAATTAATTGATCATTTCTATCATTAATATCTCCTTGACAAAAAAATGTAATATCTGAAAGATTATCCCAATTATTTACAATATGATAAAAAAGTGATTCGGGATCATTGCCTATATTTGGTCTTTTTACTATTTTACAATTTAAATTTAAATCTAAGTTTCCTTTATTATAAACTGTTAAAAATTTTTGATAATTTTTTAAATAATTTAAATTTTCATCAAATCGTGTTACTACTATTTCTAAATTTTTTTTTTCTTTATTTATTAAACTTATATGTTTTTCTAATATAAAGTTTTTATTGATTCTTGTTGATGGAATAAAGTCACTTTTCTTTTTTGTATTATAATTCATGAATTTTTTAAATATATATAAAAATTATATTTAAAAAATATATAAAAACATATAATTTTTAATTTATTTTTTTATTTTTTGTTTATTTAAATATTTCATTATTAAAATTTTATGTCTTTTTGCCATATCTAAAGTATCTTCTCTCAATTTATGAGTATTTTTTTCAAATGTTTTTTGATTATTTCCAGTAAAATTTGGATTGTTATTAATGTTATATCTTGGTGCGCCCCCATTATTTTCTGCAAAATGATTATGTAATGGATATAAATATTCAGGATAATATACCATATTATACCAGTCATCACAACACCAATTTTTTATTTCCACTGGAAAATACCAACCAAAAATTTCCATATGTTTTCTAGAAACAAATGATTGTGTTAAAATTCTATTATTATTATTTATAGGACCTGTTAATCCCAAATCATTATGCTCCTTTAAAATTTTTATTGAATCATCCACCCACCCACATGTTTTAAATACTATATCATCACCACATTGATAAAAATAATCAAAGTCTTCTTTATATGCTTTTTCAAATAATATATTCCACATTAATGTAGCATGACCTTTTTTAACTTTATCATTATCATATACAACAAATTCAAATTCAATATTAGAAAAAACTTTTGAAAAATTTAAGATAACATCTTGCTCATATTGTTTATCAAAAATTCTATCGTCTTCATCTATTCCAATATATAATTTATATTTATAGTCTTTACTTTGTGTTGCTAAAAAACTTTTGAGTGTCATATTATATAAATAACTATCCTTAATTGATTCCCAGTCATCTCGTTTATTACTAGTTGTTATTATTAATAAAGCAATTTTGTGCGCCATATTATATTTTCTTTACAATTATATTTAAATGATAATATTTATATATATTATTTTTATTCATCAAAAATTTTCAAAAAAACACTCGTCTGTTTTCTCTTTAATACCAAATCAAAAATACATAGAGCAATTAACCAAATTAAAATAGGCATATAATAAGAAACTGGCACATCAAAAAATTCACTAATCAATCTTCCAGTTATACATATTAAACTAATGAAAACAAAAATAACGATAGTTTTATTCATTATTATTTATATATATTATTTCATTATTTTTTTACAACAAGCGACGATGTTTCTTTTGTTGGTCTATTATCAAATATAAATTTACCTAAATCTTCATTATCTATTTCCGGATTATTTGAAAAATAATTATTTAACACTGAAAGTAAATATGTTTTATTTATAGATCCCCGTGATCTCACTCTTTTATGAACTATTTTTCCATCATTTATATCAAATTCATCTATATTATTTGATTCCATGAATTTTATTAAATTTTCAGATGTTATTTTCTTCTTTTCCTTTATAATTTTTACTTTATTTTGCAATTCAACTAATTCATTATTATGTTGAACATATTCTTTTATTAAATTTATTATTATTTGTTTATTATTTGCCATTAATCTATACTTATTATTTATTATCTAAATTTATTTTATTTACTAATATTCTATAAATTAAATCTAGTTTATTTCCACTGATTTTTAGATTATTATTTTTTAATATCTCTACTAAATCTATTTTTTTTAATTTTTTTAATTCAGTTATTTTATATTCCGGTGTTTCTCTGATAATAACATCTTCATACATATCACGATCGCAGTGTTTATTACATAATATAGTATTATTTATTAAACATCCATCATGTTTACATGTATTTCCATTTTTATAAATATAACTACATGTTTGAGTTCTTAAACAAAATTCTTTAGGATTTGTTACACCTCTTTCATTTTTAATTTTATAATATTTATAATAGGGTAATAAAAAATTGGAAACTCTTCTACAGTATGGACATTTAATTTCATTTATTTTTAAAAATTTATTATCTAAAATTTTACACACTTTTTGATTATAAACTTCATTATAAATATCTATATAATTAAAACTATGATTACATTTTAAAGTAATGTAATTATCTTCTAATTTATTATTACTAATTAAACAAATATTATTATCAGTATTTAAATCTTCACTTATCTTATCATCTGTGGGGTTATCTTTTAATAAATAGTTAAAATAATCAACATCACTATTAAACATTTTTATTTATTAATAAATTTTAATCTATATATTTTTTTAATATATATATTTTATAATATGTCAGTAGACATAAAAACATGGGGAAATAATATTTGGTTCTTATTTCATGGATTAATTCATAAATTAGATGAATCAAAATATTCTATATGGAAAGATGATTTTATCTATATTTTTATAACAATATGTAATAATTTACCATGTCCAGAATGCAGCAGCGATGCTAATAATATTATTAAAAAAACTAATTTTAAAAATATTAATAGTAAAGAAGAATTTAAAAAATTTATTTTTAACTTTCATAATTATGTTAATAAAAAATTAAAAAAACCAGAATTTAAATTTGATGAACTAAATATCTATGACAACATTAATATTTTTGCCGTGATTAATAATTTTATTTTAATATTTAAATTAAATTCTAATATACCACAATTAATGAGTCAATCATTTCATAGACAAAATACATTACCTATAATAACTAGTAAATTGAATAAATTAATAAAATTTATTAATTAATTATTTTTATTTAGGAAAATCATTTTTTCTGATAATTATTTGTATTTGATAGAATCATTTGTATGCTCATATTTCCTACATAAAAAACTATAGAAAATACTAATATTATTTTAACTAATTTTGTTAGATTTATAAAATCTTTATTTGTTACATAAAAATCACTCAATTCATTACATACATATTCATTATCTCTAGAAAAATAACATCTTTTATTATCTTTTATTTTATTAAGTGTCATTGTAAAATTAAAAAGATTATTATCATTATTTTTTAATATAATATAATTTAATAAACCTAATGATATTCCTAATAAAATAGCAAGAATAATACTAGTCATTGAACTACAATACTCAAATAGTTCATATATAGAATTTAATACAAGCATACTAAATAAAAACAACACCAACCCATAATTATAATTATTATTTTCTTTCATTGGATAAACAACATACATAAAAATATACGATAATAACGCTGTATTTGTAGATGGTGTCATATAAATATCATTACCATTTATATATGAAAAAGGTTTTGGAAAAAAATTACAAGTCACACTTGCATAACTACTTTGTTTTTCTTTAATCACCTTTTTTAAAAAATATGATAATAAAATTATTAATACACTTCCTATTATTAAAAATAAAGTTTTTAATATTTTATTGGTAAAAATACTATAAATAATAATATAAAATAATGTAATAAATGGAGAAAACATTGCAAATAATTTTAATAAATTTGTAATTGTTAGCGAAAACGAGACTTTTTGTTTCGGTTGAGAAATATTTAATATATTCATATTATTATATAAAAATATTAAATATTCATTTATAATAATATTTTTATAACTAATTGTATTTAATCCTTATATTTTATAACACATTTATATTTTTCATCATCCTTTTTTTTACAAAAACTCGTATTTGACTTTACTTCTAAAAAATTTGATAAATTTAAACTATCAGTATCTCTCATTTTTACAAAAAAATAAAATAAAAAGCCAAAAAGAGATCCCGTTATTAATCCCAATATTACACTAAATACACTCACACAATTTTCGAAAACTTCAACCAATGAATTTATTAAAAATAATAAAACAAATAATATTATTAAAAATATATTTGCACTTTTTTTAACAAAAATCATTGGATATAATAAATAAACACTGATAAAAGATAATATTGTTGCATTTGTTGACGGAGACATAAATAAATTTGTTTTGTTATATACTGAAAATGGTGTCGGAAAAAAATCACAATATGAACTATTTGATGTTCTCTTTACTTTTAATATATGTTTTAATATTAAATTGAAAAAAATAACTATAACTAAACCACTTATAAAAATCAATCCTTTTAAAGAATTATTACTAATAATTGAATATAGTATTATACTCACAACTACTAAAAAAGGTATCAAAAATATAAATATTTTTAATATGTTTAAAGTTGCCAAATTTTGCGGAACATGTTTTATTATTTTTGGAAACTCTGAAATAGGTGGCGATATTTTTTTTTCAGGATTTTTTGAATCTCTTTGCGAAGAAGACGAACTCATTATATTTATTTATATATAAAAATATAAATAAATTTATGTATTTGTATCAAATTTAATATTAATAACTGTCTATAGAATATTTTAGATTTATTTTATTTTCACCATCTATTTTTGGTTCAACTACGAACCATCTTTCTTTTTCATTATATGCTATATCCGTTCGATCTATATTTATTGTATTATCATAATATTGAAGAACAAATTCATTACCAGTAAAACTATTATTAATTCTTTTATTTGGAGTCCATTTAACATTGTTAATACTTATTGCTTTCCGTGGCCTTGCTGTATATGTAAAATAAATACCGTAATATTTATAATCACTTACATTAACTGAAGAATTCGTAGAATAACATTTACCACCGCCAACACGATCTCCATTTGTAAATTCAAATGTTGGTATACTTCCTTCAGCATTGCTTGTTTTGATTAATCCATATATAGTAAATTGAATATTGGAAAAATCATAATATCCAACAGGAGTTCTTCTAGATAAAACAATCTCTCCATCCCAATTATTAGGAATATTAGGTGATGCTTCACTTGTCGAAGTATCTGTATCTTCTGGTTTTTCTCTACCAGTAAAATCTGATTCTTTCCTTTTTTTAGTTACACATTTAAAATATTTTGTATTTTCATTAGGTGTCAACGAGCCATCGGTGTTTATTTTTGATACTTTATTTAATCCACAAATTGAATTTTCATCATCCATTTGAAATATATTAGCATAATCAATGTCATGTTTATCAATAGATTGTAAAACCGCGATATATATAAATGAATATATTATACCCACAACTATTGCAACAAAAATTCCCAATTTAGGAACACACCCTTCGAAATATTCAGTCACTGATACAATTATTATCATGACTAATAATAATAAAAATAATGGATAATTAAAATCATATTCTTTTCTATTTTTTACCATAGAAGAAGTCATTATGAAAAAAATAAAACTTAATACTGATATATTTGTAGATGGTACTGAATATATTCCTTGAGAACCAGCAACAGTAAAAGGTGATGATAAAATATTACAATATAAACTAGCAATTCGAGAATTTTGATATACTGAAAATATTTTTTTTAAAAATTTTGTTATCACCAATAAAATAGAAATACCAAAAATTAAAAATATTCCTTTAATTATCCTATTTGTTACAATTGTAAAAAAAAGTAAAAAAAACGTTACTATATATGAAGATATAAAAATTAATAATTTAAAGATATTTGTCAAATTAAAAGATGAATTTTTTAAAGATATCGATCCCATACCGCCTTCATCTCCTTGCAATATTAATTTTAAAAATAACATGAAACATATTACAAAAATAATTGGAAAAATTCCATTTATAATAGCAGTCATAATAGAAATACCACCACCTACTGCCTTGGATTTATGTGAATCAGGATTATTAAGGCCTAATTTTCGCATTAAAGCGTTATGTTTAAATACACCAGCCAACATAGTATCTTCTTTGTCTATAGGAGTATTTACATTATTCCAAAGCCATGCTTTTGGATTATATGCACGTTTATGCCATTCATATTTAGGATCTATTGCTGAAGATATAGGACCAGCTAATGGCCAATGTGGAAGGTTACGTGAAAAATTCATTGCTTTCGATTCTGTTGCTTTTAATATTTCTTTTCTATTTTTACCTTCGGCGATCAATTGTTTTACAGGTTTTGAGAGTGGCTGTGTGAAAAAATCGTCGTATTTTTCCTTCGCTATTCTCTTTTCTTCTTCTGCTCTTGCCCTTGCAGCATCAAGATCGTCTTTTGTAGCGTCAAAACCCTCATATATATTATTATCTATATTATTATCTATATTATCATGTTGATCAATAGTATCATGATTATTGTTTTCTTGATATAATAAAAAATTATTATTATATATATCTTTCATCATTTTAATTAATATATATATAATGTTAATATATTAATTAAATCAAATTAACATATATTTAATTACTTCATGTATATTAGATACCTCATAAAAATTACAATCTAATAATTTTTCACAATATTTATCATAACAAATTTTAAATTCTCTCGAATTATCCTTTGGATATATGAAATTTTTTACTCCAGCTCTAATTCCACCTAAAATTTTAAGATCTAATCCACCAATTGCTGTAATATCACCATTTAAACATATTTCACCAGTAATTGCATAATTATTTCTTATTTTTCTATTTAAAAGTAAACTATAAATAGCCAATGTAATTCCAGCACCTGCCGATGGACCATCTTTTGGTGTTGAACCTTCTGGAACATGTATGTGTATCCCTTGTTCTTTTCTTTCCTGAAAAATTTTTAAACAGCTCTCTTTTTCTATATCTTTTAATAAATTCCATGCTAAAGTTTTAGATACATTCATACTTTCTTTCATAACATCTCCTTGCATACCAGTCAATTTTAACTCAAAACATGTATTACTGCAATAAAATTTTGTTTCAATATGTAATATTCCACTATTACCATACGCATTTGCCCAAAGACCATTAACTAATCCCACATAAGAATTAACATTAATTTTAACATAACGAACTTTATGTTTATCCTTTAATATTTCTTGAATAAATTCCTTGGTAATATTTATAGGTATATCATAGCTATTTATATTTTTTATTATTTTTAAATTTATTGATGATATTATTTCAAACAATAATTCTTTAAGTTTACGAACACCTGGTTCATTTGTATAATTTTCTATAATAAAAATAAGTAAATCCTTATCGAAATTAATTATATTTTCTAATCCAAAATTTTTATATAATTCTGGTAATAAAAACTCTAGACATATTATTATTTTCTCATCCAATTGTAAATTTTCAAATTTTACCCTATGAATTCTATCTAATAATATTTTATCAACCTGTTCTACATCATTATATGAAAAAATAAATAATGCTTTAGATAAGTCCAAATCTATATTTGAAAAATATTTATCTTGAAAATTATCGTTTTGTGTAGTATCAGTTAAATGAGTTAAAATACCAATAATTTCTTTACCATGTTCGGTTTTACTCACTTTATCCAATTCATCTATAAAAATTATAGGATTCATACACTGTTTATCTATTAAAATATCAACTATTTTACCCCAAGTTGAACCCACATAAGTATAATTATGTCCTTCTATTGTACTACCATTTGATGATCCACCTAATGCAATAAATGCAAAAGGTCTACTAATATTATTATTATCTTTTAAACAATTCGCCAGCCCTTTTTTTGCAAGAGTAGTTTTACCAACACCGGGAGGACCTTCAAAACCAAAACAATAACCTGTTAATTCACCATTTAACCATTGTCCCATTATTCTCTCAATTTGTATTTTTGCATTCTTATGTCCAAATATAGATGAATCTAATGTATTTTCTAATTCATTTATATAATTTATCATATCATAATTCGAAGTATTAATTTTAATAATATTTTTTTCAAGATATAACAAATAATTATAAATTTCATTTTGTTTTATATCATTAAATTCTAATAATAATTCCTTTAAAATTTTTATATTATTAGTATTTTCACTCAAAAAATTATTTATTGCATTTTTCATTGATACATTATTTTTATCATAATTTAAATTTTTTAAATTATTATTTTTTAAAATCACGTTTATATTATCTATATAATTAGTTATATCACTTTTTTTTGTTGAATTTATTAAAATATAATTTAAAATTCTTATATACAAATTATTTATATTATCTTCAATTATCTTAACATTTTTAAAAATTTTAATAATATTTAATTTATTATTATCAAATATTTCATTTAATAAAAAGAAAAAATCACTTATATCTTTTTCCTGATTTTTTTTTATATTTACTTTCTTATATTCTATTACAATATCATTATATAATTTTATAATATCATCTTTTTTATGCAAAATATCTTCTTCTTTATATATAGAAAATGGAATTTTTAATAAACCATCCAAATATTGACGAGCTTTTGAGCATGAATCTTCTGATTTAGATTTTATCTCTTTTAATTTTTGCATTGCTTTTTCTTTAACATTTTTATTTGCCTTCATTAAACAAATTTGCTGTTCAATTGGAATTTTATTATTATCAAATTTAGATAATGTATGAGTATATTCTATAGTTTTATACATGGCGTCTTTAAAAAATTTCTTAAATTTTATAGGCAAAGAATTAAATAACTCTTTTTGTTCCGACGAATCACTATTATTTATACTATCATTTGATAATAAATCATATAATAAATATGCAATATATTGTAATTCGTATTGATTAATATCTAATAATAAATTAATAATAATCTGTCTCTGTGTAAATAAATCATTTGTTATAAAATCCTGAACTATATTATTTATTGTTTTTTGTTTATATGTTTCAATATTATTTGTCATATTATAAAATTTATTTATTAGTTCAGAACAACTATATATTAAATAATCTTTTAATAGCAAATTCTCTAAAAAATTTTCCCATAAAATATCACTGTACTTATCATTTCTTCTTAAATTTTCATCATTAAAAATTGTATTCAATTCTTTCTTTTTATTACTATAAAATGGAGATACAATATTATTTGATATTATATTATCAGTTATACAATTTATACTCAATGTTTTCTTATTTATATTATCATGAATTATTACTTTAACTCCATAAATTCTCAAATTAAAATTACTTGTTATTCGCATTAAATCAAAACATTCTAACATATGTGATTCTTCTACAATAACTCTATCATCCAATAATTTATTTTTCACAACCACTTTATTCTTTTCGCTATTCTTATTTATATTTTTAGATGTCCATTTTATTACTTTATAATTTATTGGATGTAAATATCTTCTAATGACATTATATTTATCTATATTTTCATTTGTATTCAAAAATTTTTCAATAAAATCATTATCAAAACAAATTTTCATAAAATAATCAAAATTTAAAATACCATAATTTTTTATAATTGAAGAAACACTATTTTGTATATATTCCAATTCAACTAATATATTATCATAATTTATACTATTTATTAAATTTATCACTTGATCAATCGATTCCAAGCATAAATTATACTCATTATTTGATATTATATTTAATAATTTATATTTAAAAATTGCTTCTTGAATATTATTTAATATTATTCTATAAAAATCAATCTTTGAATTTAATACATTATTATTACTCAACATTTTGAGTTTTATTATATATTATTAAACATTAATAATATTCTAATTAAATTTTTATAAAATTGATATAATAAAATAACAATAATAAAATATTATATATTTTAAAATTTTAAAAAATGGGAATTCCATATTATTTTACATATATTATTAAAAATCATCCTAAAATAATTAATAATTTGAAAAATTTAAAAAATGTTAGTGAATTATATTTGGACTCCAATTCATTAATTTATGAATCTATTAATTTTGAAAAATTTGAAAATACCACACAATTTGAAAAAATGTTAATTAATAGCGTAATTGATAAAATTAATACAATTATTAGCCATGTTAAACCAAGCGATTTTACATACATTTGTTTTGACGGTATACCACCTTTTGCTAAATTAAATCAACAAAAAAATAGACGTTATAAAAATCACGTTCAAGATATTTTATTTAATAATAATAAATTATGGGATACAGCTGCAATTACACCCGGAACAAATTTTATGAATAAACTCGATAATGAATTAAAAAAATATTATAATAAATCCAATTTTAAACTTAGTTTATCTAATGAAAGAGGAGAAGGCGAACATAAAATATTCAAATATATTAGAAATAATAAAAATAATGATAAAAATATTTTAATTTATGGAATGGATGCAGATTTAATTATGTTATCACTTAATCATTTAAAATATTGTAATAATATTAATTTATTTAGAGAAACTCCCGATTTTATTAATAATATTAATAACAATTATAATGTTAATGAAAAATATTACATGAATATTTCTTTACTCTCAAAAGAAATTTATAAAATTATGTTAAATAATGATATTCAACAATTTATTACAAACAATAATATTAATGACTATATACATTTATATAATAAAATTAGTGATTATATTTTCATGTGTTTTATGTTAGGAAATGATTTTATTCCACATTTACCATCTATTAATATTAGAACAAATGGATTAAATATTTTATTAGATTTATATAAATCATTATTTAAAAATGAAGAGTTTTTAACTGATATTAACAACATTAAAATTAATTGGACTAATTTTAAAAAATTTATACATAAAATTGCAGAAAATGAAGAATTCTTCATAAAATATAATTTTGATATTTCCAATAAAAAAAAACATTTCAAAACATCAACACTTGAAGATGAATTATATAAATATAACTGTAAACCACTTTGGGAAAAAAATATTGAACACTTTATTAATCCTCATGAAAAATTCTGGGAATATCGATATTATTACTCCATTTTCAATATTAATATTGAACAAAATACTAATTTTATAGCCAATATATCAAATGATTATCTTAAAATATTATTATGGACATTTCATTATTATTGCCATGATTGTATTAATTGGACATATTTTTATAATTATAGCTATCCACCCTTAATTATGGATTTATATAAAAATATACCTTATTTTGAAAGTGAAATTATATTAGAACAAAATGATATACACGTCCATCCAATTATTACATTAAGTTATGTATTACCAAGAAATAGTTTAAATTTATTACCTAAAAATATAGAATCATTTTTAATTAAAGAATATAAATCTAACTATAATTATGATCATAAAATTATTTATCCATTTTGTAAATATATATGGGAAGGCCATGTAGAATTTCCACAAATTGATATTTTCAAATTCATTAATCAAATTAAAATTTTATTAAAAATTAATCACTAATAATTATTAATATAATATATCACAAATAATATTTTTTTAAATTTGTTTTATAGTACAATAAAATGAATCAATTGCTAAATAATTTATATCTTTACTACTTGATATAAAAAATTTAAATCCATTGTTAAATTTTAATGGATTATTTGCAGAATTACCAAGTGTCCCAATATATGTTAAACTTATATTTGAATAATTATAACTATTATCAAAAACTATTACTGTATTTTTTACATCTATAAATTTATTATTTATACTTTCTTCATTTAAATTTAAAATAATTGATTGATCTGTTGTTGCAGCATTCACATTTGGATAAATTCCAAATGTATATTGATTCACTTCAACATCATTTGGATTCTTATTTAAATATCTTATAGTTAAATTTGCAGTTATTTCATAATTAATACTAAAATTACTAGACAAATATTGCAATCCCGAATCATTATTAAATACTTTACCAATTAAAATACTACTAGTATCATATGTAATTAAATCAGGAGCTATATTTAAATCATTTCCAGAATTATCAACTGATTTATATTTATTTGGCTTTAAAGGTATAAATTTATATTTAACATTATTATTTGAATAATTTCCACCTACCTCTATTATTAAATTATTTGAATTTTCAATCAAAAATTTATTTCTTGTTGGTGCCGGATCAATCACATGATTAGGATTCAATATAATTTTATTACCGGCTATACTATCATCTAATTGAAATGTTGCAACTATCTTTCTTGAATCTAAATCATTCCATATGCTTTGTTCGTCTGCTGTGTTTTTATTTATTGTAGTTCTTACTTTAATAATTCCTGTTGTTTGATCAAAAGTTAATGTTCCATCACTAACATCACCCGTGTAATTTACTGGTTCATATCGCGGCAAAATAAATTTTGATGCACCCGCAAAACGAAGATTCCCATTTTGCATATATAAATTACCGGTTACCTTTAAAGAATCAAACCGAGGATCATTACCAATATCTGCTCTCAAATTTACATTTAATGAATTGAAAATACCTGATTCTAAATTAAAATCACCCGAACTTACAATAGTTTTTCCATCTGCAGTTAAATTAATAACATCTATACTATTTGCATTTAAAGTAGTTATGTCAGCTATACCATTTATACTTATATCATTGAAATTACCTGTTCCACATATATCTATAATATTAAATGAAGCATCTCCAGCCACATTTAATTTTGATATATCAACATTATTCAAATTCGCATAATCATATACTTTTAAATTATGTGATGAAATATCAGTTATATATACATGTGCTGATTCCAAATAATTATTTGTAATTATATTTGATGTAACAGTATTATTAACAATAATATTATTTATATTAAAATCACCCGTAAAATCTAATTTCTTTGTCACTATTTTATTTACAGAAATATCACTTATATCTAAAACAATACCAGAAATATTTTGTGCTTTAAATGTCAGACATGAAATATCCGGAGCATCTACTAAATTAATATCAAGAGAATCTGTAGTTAACTTCTTAATTATTGCATTTTCACCAGATATTGTTTTAAATAAGCAAAGATTACTTATATCTATATTATGAGTACTCACATCAGTTATTACAGCATTTACAGTATTTAAATTATTAATTGTTCCCGAATTTGTAATTCTTAAATTTTTACTATTTATAATACTATCATTGTCATTTCCAGATACATCTATTGCATATTCTGGATTTTTTGTTCTTATTCCAAAACGTATATAACTACTATCAATACAAACTACATTTTCACTATTATAAAAATTTTCTATATTATTTGTAGATTGTTTAATATTTCCTATTATTTTATTTGTTAACGAAGCCATTATTAATAATAATTAATATTATTTAATTATAATTAATATATTTATTAAACTAAAACATCTGAAAAAGTATAATTATCTTTAATTAATATTTCTTTAACTAAATCGTATGCACGCTTCCATACATCATCGTTATTAACTGTATCAGTTTTTTCTTCATGATAAAACCCATTTATTTTTTCACCATCCTTCTCAATATGTGCAGTAAAAGATAGCTCATAAACAACTTTTGGTACTAGATCTCCTGATAAATCATATACTTGCTCTATTGTTTTATTTGATCTTATATCTCTTATTTTTAAATAAACATTATTTACTTTTATACTGCCATTATATAATCTATAATTGGAAATTATAATACCCATTTTTTATATATTTAAATAGATATTATTTTTTTATATGACTTTTTATATTAACATACTTTATTTTTTATTTATTAAAAAATAAAGTTATTTTTAATATCTATCTTGCTTCTAGTGCTTCTATTCTTGAAATTAAACCATCTATAATTTGCTGCTGTTGTTCTATTCTAGTCTTTTGCTCTTGAACAACCACATCTAATTCTTGTGTTGCTGATATATTATATGTAAAAATATTTTCATAATTTACTCCCATTGGATCTATTCTTATTAAATTATTTGAATTATCATAAT